CGGGGGTTGGGGGACGGGCGCCGCGGGGGCCGCGGTGCGCGCCGGGGCGGGGGGGGGGGGGGCGGGCCGGGGGGGGTTTGTGGGGGGGGGGGGGGAATCGTGAGGGAGGGGCAGATTGGCGCTGTTCCGGATTCTTGCCCGAGGTGTGCGGGGGCAGGATACTTGCACGCCCACGTCGAAGAGGATCGCCGTTTCATGACGAATTTGCCTACCGCGTTGGAGCACGAACCGCTGGTCGATGCGGTCTTCGAGGTGCGCGTGGGCGGAGGCCATCGTTACCTGGCAGACCTGCTGCCTGGCCTTTTGTTTGGTCTGCTCGATCCAAAGCCGGCGATTGCGCGACTCCCAGCGGCCGAGATTCCCCGTCCCATTAGGGAGAGCGATCCGAATTTGGCATTTGCGCCCATCACGCGATTGGATTGGCGTCACGTCACAATCTCCTTTGGGAGTCGCAATGTGGTAGTGGGGTGCAAAATGCCCTACCCAAAGTGGCCGAGCTTCAAAGAAGCAATCCTTGATATAGTTGATAAGATCGCTAGAGCAAACATAGTCGCGCCTATCGATAGATATTCTATCAAATACGTAAATGTAATCCGCGCCACTACTCAGGCTGAGCAGATTTCAAAGATTAATCTTTCCGTTCGGGTTGGTGATGTTGAGGCGAAGGACGATCATCTGTCTGTACAAGTTCACCGTAAGGAAGGAGATATTCTTCACATTTTGTCAGTCATAACGGGAGCGCAGGGACAAATGCCAGACGGCAAGAAGATCGTCGGGGCCGTAGTGGATATAGACTCCATCCGTTCCATTCAGTTCCCGGACTTCGCCACATTTTCGGCGCAACTCGCGCCCGCCGTTGAAAGCCTACGTCAGGCCAACAAGGTTAAATTTTTCAGTTGCTTAACGCAAAGCACAATCGATGAAATGGGCCCCAAGTATGATTGAACTCATAGCCGCCAGGCCGACTCATTCAGCCATGGCATGGGCCCTGGGTGCGGCTGTCATGGCCACCCAAGTCTCATACCTGATCCGCCAGGATCCGTATGAGATGGATGATCCGTACGAGATAGTCAGCCAAGTTCGAACCTATAGCAGGTTCATGCACTCCGTTGGTCATTCAAGCGCCATTGATTCGATTGACGTGGATCAGTTCGCATCTCAGGTCGCTGAACTCTATTATTCGTTCGCGCAGCGTCAGGAGCGCTTGGGCGCAGAGTTCGAAGCGGCAATCTTCAGTGATCTTGAAAGCCTCTATGAGGCGTGATGGCCACAATGAGCTTCGACGAGGACGCGCTTCGACTACAGATCCCTTATTACTTGACCGCCGATCCAGCTCGGAAGGTTCTGTTGAAGGACCTAGACGCGCTGAGTAAGGGGGCGACCGCGGGTTACTTCATATCGCCCATTTCCGATCGGTTTCAGGCAGACCTGCTCCAGGGCGATGGCTGGCGCGGGCTTCAAGTATACCACTTCGCTTCCGGCACTATTAAACCAGTGCGCGGAATTGTCCTTTCGAACTCGTGCGATGTCGCGCCTGAGAACGCACGTGCGTTACCTCCGAAGATTATATTTGCTCCTATTGTCAAGCTGTCCAATATCCGTGCCCGCTTTGACGCTGCCGGACTGAAGAATGAACAAATCGAAGCGAAATTGAAGTCAATAAGATCGCAATCCGTTACAAGTATGTTCTACCTGCCGGCAGAGAATCCTCTCGATGAAGAGCATGTTGCTCTGCTCGACGATCTACATTCAGTGCCCATGGAAATTCACCGAACATCGTCATGTAAGCTTTTTACTCTCTCTATGGCAGGCTTTTATCTCTTCGTTTTCAAACTGTCGATCCACTTCTGCCGCCTTCATGAAGGCATCGATCGGACGCAACCGCGTCAGTAGCTCCCAGAGGACTGCGCAGCGTTGCCGGAAGGAGAGCATGTCAGCGTTGCGCCGCGGCACCTCCCGCCGGTTGGCCGCCTTGGGCGTTAGCGTGCGTCATGCTCATCCCCAACCGACCGACGCGCCGGCAACGGCTGGCGCTGGCCGGCTTCATCGCCGGTCTCACGACTGACGCCGCCGATACCGTCGGTCGGCTCAACCGCCTGGCCGCGCTCGCCATCGTCTACGACGCCCACCAGATGCGACGGCCCGCCACGGTGGCCTATGTCGCCCGCAACCTGCGGATGTCCCGTCGTGGCGCCGAGAAGCTGCTGCGCCGGCTCGTCGATGACCGTCTTATCCGCCTGCGCGGCCGATCCTATGTGCCCGCCGTGCTGGACCAGGAGGCGATCCGCTCGTTTGCGGACCGGCAGATCGCGCGCATTCACAACCTTAAGTGGTGAACAAAGTCCCATCTATGCGGACGGCCGCGGCTGTGCCTACGGTTTCTTTGGGACCGAAAAACACAACCCAAGGGGGATGCGTGGATGGGCTGTGACAGGCAGGGGTCAGGGGTCGTCGTGCCGTTTCCGGTCCGGGGCAAGGTGCGCCCGCTCCAGGCGAATGCCATCGCGCAGGCGCAGCGCCGCGAGGAGGAGCGTCTTTCGAGCGTCGGCGTCCAGCTCGGGCCAGAGCGCTGTGAGTCGTGCGAGTTCGTCTCCATCGTCCGCGGGCTGCTGCGGGGGTGGCCGGATGGTCGGTGAGCTCCCCTCGAGCAAATCGCGGACCTTCTGCGCTATCTGCTCAGGATCCCGCAACTTGTAGAGGTCAAGCAGGCCCGGCCACGGGAGGCCGAGGGCTGGCGCGATCTGCTCAGCCTTCTCGGCTGTCATTGCCTGGCGGCCGTTTTGCAGCTTCCAGATGGTCTGCTTGGTGAGCCGCGTTGCGCGCGCGAGATCGATCGGGCGTGTGCCAGTGACCTCCATGGCAATGCTGAGCGGCGTGACAGGGGCGGGCGTCATCGCGCGTCATTGTAGCCGACGCAGATACGCGGTCGGTTTCTAATGTGTTGACCGAAAGTATCCTGATCGGATACTTTCCCCGCCATGCAGCTGCTCGATTACATCAGGAGCACCGGAAAGACCGTCGCCGCCTGGGGGCGCGAGGCTGGTATCCCCTCGCGCGTCCGGATGCATCGATTGGTTCACGGGCACCGCTTCCCGACGCCGATTGAGATCAATCTCATCCGAGCAGCCTCCAACGGCGCCGTCACGGCGGACGACTTCGTCAACCAGCACACCGCCTCCGCATCGGAGGCCGCGTGATGTCGTGGGCCATCTCAGCCTCCATGGGTTGTGTCGCATCTCCCATGGTGGACGGGGCGGTGGCGGGTTTGCCAGCCGTCATCGCCCCAACCTTCGTCGTCGCACGCGGCTGGACCTCCGCGGCGACGCAGAGCGGGGGAGGCGGCTTCCCCCCGGCCTCTCCCGCTCACTCCTTCCCGGTCAGCAACGCGCGCCACACGCGCGCCCGCAGGTCGTCCGCTTCCTGCGGCGACAGCGGCGGCCGCATCTGTCCGCGCCGCGCTGCCAACTGCACCAACCTCCGCTCCATGCGGAGCGCCTCGATCTGGCGATCCGCTGCCCTGCTCAGGGGCTCGAACGTCTCTGCGTGTTCACCGTCGATCGCTGCTGCCTCCTCTGCTGCTCACCGTGTTCCGCCCTCGACAAGCGAGAACATGGAGCATGTCGAGTGCGCAGAAACAGGGCGGAGGACGACAGAGAAGTCATGACCACCGCCGCAATCACATCCGAGATCGTGGCGAGCCGCGTCGCGCTGGGTCTCCAACGCAAGTACGGCCTGATCCGATACGCGATCACGTGGGTCTCTCGCGCGGTCCACAGCGACCCTCGCGCGGTGAAGAACTGGTTCGCGAAGGTCAACGCGCCTCGCGCGGCTGAGCTGATCCGGCTCTGCGTCGAATGCGACGAGGTCCGCGAGGAAATCTATCGGCTCATCGACGAGGGGCGCGCGGAACGCGCGGGAGGAACGCCATGTTCGCAATCTGCGTCGAGGTCGGCTGCTGCGGCTTCGGATACACCACCGGCCTGATTCCGGAGCTGCGCATGGGGGTCGTTCGGCTCATGTGGTGCCGAGGCTCGCTATTCGAGCGCCTCCAAGGATGGCGTCAGGCGCTGCGGGATGCGGCCAGCGAGTTGCGGCTGATGCGCGGAGATGCGCCGTGACCGCCCGCACCTCGTCAGCGAACCGACGATTGAAGGACCGCAGCCGCTATCGTGCGCTTCTGGCCTCGGCGGTAGGAACCCCCTGTCGATGCTGCGGCGTGCGGATCACGCATTCAGTCGGCGGCGCACATGGTGTCGCAAGCGCCGCTTCTCTCGACCACATCATGCCGCTCCGCCGAGGCCGTGTACCGCCTGGCACCCGCAACGTCCGCATCATGTGCCGGTGCTGCAATCAGCGCCTCGCCCAAGCAGGCGACTGCATAGGTGCGCTGGCATGTCTGTTGGCGATGCCGGGCAAGATGAAGCGCAAGCTGGCCGTGATGCAGAGCGCTGTCGGGACCGCCCCATGACGTCCCCCCTCCGCATCATCGCCGCCGAGACCGGCGGCTACGCCATCGTGGACGACCACGCGCAGTATGCCCATTACGCGACCGAGGCGGATGCGCAGGCCGCGCTGGCGCGCGCGGGATACGTCACCGTCGCGGACGAGGCCGACGACGCTCCGCGCCTCGGCTGGTGGGCTGTCGCCGGCGCTGTGTCGGGCGCGATCTGGATGCTGATCTGGTGGGCAGTCCGATGAGCGACCTCAGCCCCGCCCAGGCGGCCATTGCGCGCGCACGTGCCATCGCTGCGCGCCAGCATCCGGAGGTGGCTGCCAGAATATTGGGACGGCCCATGCCGCAGCCGACCGTGCCGCAGCCGACAGCGCAGCCGCGCCACGTCGTCGAGGCGGTCGCCACGCCGGAGCCCGCGCAGCCCGAAGCCCCGTTCACCAAGCCCCGCGTCGATTACACGGACCTGCAGAAGGCCCGCATCGTCCGGCGTGCGGCCGATCTGTGGGCGCAGGGTGAGATCAAGGCCGACATCGCCCGGGCCGTCGGCATCCCGTTCGGCACGCTGCTGTCGTGGATGCGGGCCAACCGGTCGCTGTTCCCGCAGCGGACGCGGGGCGGGAGGCGCGTGTGAAAGAGATCGCCGTTATCTTCGCGCGCCGCGATAGCGTCTACAAGTGGCTCGCCGGCTGCGACGTGTACGACATCGATCGCGATGCGCGGACGTTTCCGGGCGGCATGCCGGTGGTGGCGCATCCTCCGTGTCGCGCATGGGCCAGTCTGCGGCACTGCGCGAAGCCGATGCCCGGAGAACGCGATCTCGCCCTTTGGGCGATCGAGCAGGTGCGCGAATGGGGCGGTGTGCTGGAGCACCCACTCAACTCCACGCTCTGGCGCGTTGCTGGCCTGCCTGATCCAGGCGGGCGAGACGCGTTCGGCGGATGGACCCTCATAGTCGATCAGCACTGGTGGGGGCATAGAGCACGCAAACGGACGCGACTCTATATCGTTGGGATTGGCCCCAACCGAGTTCCGAAAATGCCCATGCGCCTGGGCGAGGCGACACATACGGTCGGCCTATGGTCTGGCCGCAATCGCGCCACGGCCCGCCCTAGCATCAGCAAGCCGGAGTACGAAGCAACGCCGCCGGCTCTGGCCGCATGGCTGGTCGAGCTGGCGCGGCGCTGCAACCCCATCGCGGCCCCGGGCCGCCATGAAGCGTCGCGCGCCGTGCGCGATGCCGACGCGGGCCGCAAGCCCACGTCGCCGGACGTGCGTTCCTCCCTGTCAAACTGCGCCGTCGTTCCAGACCACCGGGGCGGCGGCGCGCATTTTGCGGGCGGAGCGCAACCGCATCCCCCTCTCACACATGGAGTGCGCTGATGGCGCGTCGCATGTCGGACGATCCCGAGATCGGCCACAACCAGCCCGGACCGGACGAGTTCGCCAAGCACTGGTCGGAAATCCGCAAGGCGAAGCGCGAGTTCGAGGAGGCCAACGGCATCTATCGCGCGAAGCTCAAGGCCGCGAAATCGGCCGGCTTCAACCCCGGCGTCATCACCGAGCTTCTCCGCCTGCAGAAGCAGGACCCGGATGCGGTCGAGCAGTTCAACCGCGAACTCGCGCGGCTCGCCGCATGGGCGAATATCCCGATCGGCACCCAGGCCAATCTGTTCGGCGACGACGACGAGCAGCGGCCGAGCGACGAGGCGGCGAACACGATCCGCGAGGCCGACGTGAAGCAGGCCGGATACGACGCGGCACTCCGCGGCGATCCGTCCGACAACTCGCCCCATCTGCCGGGCACGCGCTACGCACAGGTCTGGCGTGAAGGCTACGACGCCGGCCGCGATTTTATGGAACGCTCCGGCCGGCTGAACGAGAAGGCACCTCGGGGGCGGCGGAAGAAGGCCGGCAACCCCGAAGATGCGCCGATCGCGGCGTAGCGCCCTCATGTCGCTGATCCTCGCCATGGACATCTCGACGCGGTGCGGCTGGGCGTGCGGCCGCGCTGGCCGCGCCCCGGATCACGGCGAGATACGCCTGCCCGCCGGCATCGCCGGGCATGGGGCGATGGGCGCGGCGTTGCTGGACGCCATGTCCGACCTTCATGCCGTCCAGCATTTCGACCGCATCGTGGTTGAGGCGCCGCTGCCGCCGCAGGCGCAGACGCACGCGAACACCGCACGGATCCAGCTCGGTCTCGCGTTCCTGGTCGAGGTGTTCGCGTACCGGCGCAGCATCCCGATCCGTGAGGCGCCGGCCCACGCCGTGCGCAAGGCGATGATCGGCACCGCCCGCGTGTCCAAGGATGAGGTGGTCGCGTGGTGCCGGGGGCAGGGGTGGGAGCCGCGCACGCACAACGAGGCGGATGCGCTCTGCCTGTGGAGCTATGCCCAGCAGATGGCCGCGCCGCGGCGACGGGAGGCGGCATGAGCGACGCGCCCGCCAGCACGATACCGGCCGGCAACCGCTTCGCCCGGGAGCGTCGGTGCACGCCCCGCACCGGCCTGGACTGGTTCCGCACGCCCGCCTGGGCGACCGAGGCATTGCTCGCACGGGAGGCGTTCCCGGGAGCCGTATGGGAGTGCGCCGCCGGCGATGGCGCGATGTCCGATCCGATCGCGGCCGCGGGCTACCGCGTCGTCTCCAGCGACGTGGAGCCCCAGCGCGCCGATGTGCTGCGGCGGGACTTCCTGCTCGAGCAAGAGATGCCGGTCGGCTGCCAGTCGATCATCACCAATCCTCCATTCCGAATCGCCGGCGACTTCGTGCGCCACGCGCTTGGTCTGGGCGTCCGCAAGCTCGCCATCATCCAGCGCATCGCGTTCCTGGAGGGCAGCGAGCGGCGAAAGAGCATCTTCGGGCCGCACCCTCCCGCCCGCGTGTGGGTCTTCTCCCGCCGCGTCACGATGTGGAAGGGCGATCTGGAGGAGCAGCGCGACAAGGGCGGCGCAATGGCGTTTGCCTGGATCTGTTGGGAGGTGGGCCAACCCGGCACGCAGTTGGGGTGGATCGATTGAGCACGTTGACGCCACGCAGTCGCCCGGCAGTCTTCAAGGGATTTAATCCAAAGCGCATGCTGCGCCGTCAGGATATCGACAACTGCGTGCTTGCTGCTGTTCGCGGCATCATCCGATCCGGCGCGCCGTGGCCAGGGGTTCAATGGATCGCGGCGCGTATCGGCCATAGCCAATCGACGGTCACGCGGTCGTTGCACCGCATGCGGCGTAACTCACAGATCGACTTTTCCGGAAATACCCACGGACTCCGCGACCTGTGCATTTGCGACGAACGCTTCTGCCGCATGTCCGATGCGCGGCGTATCGCAGCGCGGGCTGTCTTCAATCTCCTGCCCGACAGCTTCATCAATAGAGGGAGCAGCGCATGACGCCTAGCGAAGCGCACGACTCAGCTCGGGACCGCACGCCCGAGCATGATCAGATGCAAGCGGAAATCTACGCATGGCTGCGCGAAAACTGGAAGACCCAGCGCTTCTCGGAAGCGGGCGCTGCGGAGGGAGAATTGGTGTGGACGAGAAGTTGGCTTCAAGCTGAACGTCTCTATGCGGGAAAGTTCGGAATTTGCTTTGCCGACATCGCACTTCAATTCCGGAAGCCATCCTATGAGAAAAAGCGCTCGGATGGAGTGCGATACACGGAGCCTGGCGGGGATACGATCGACGTCATCCTAGAGATCAAACCCAAGATTTACTCCATCGGCGCGGTGCTTCGACAGTGCGAGATAATTGAGCACCGCTTGAGAGCGATGCGGGACAGTAGGGCGATGCATATGGTTCATTCCGTTGTTCGCCCGACGGATCCTCTAGCTAAAGCGCTAGCGACCTTGAGCAGATTTCTCGTCTTCGCTTTTGACGGAGAGAACTTCGTCAGAATCAGAGGTGATTAATGAGCGAGCCGCTCACTCCCGCCGACTGCGATCTGCGCGGCATGGCATGGATGCCTCTTTTTGGTCACCGGTTGTTTGCGAGCGACTTTGACGCGCGGGCTACCGACACGGAGTTCAGATGCGCAATCCGCCTCTGGTGGGCCGCATGGCAGCAAGTTCCTGCCGCCAGCCTCCCCGACGAGGATCGCGTCCTCTGCCATCTGTCTGGCCTGGGCCGCGACATGAAGACCTGGCTCAAGGTCAAAGCCAGCGCGCTGCACGGGTTCATCAAGTGCAGCGACGGTCGATTGTATCACAAGGCGCTGTCCGCGGAGGCGCTCGAAGCATGGGACAGGCGCGTCAAGGAACGCACCCGAAAGGCGTCGTGGAGGGCGAGACGGAACGGCCCCGGAGATGGGGACGGCGGGGAGGACGAGACGCCGTCACCTAACGGGACGAGACCGGGACAGGACGCGGACGGAGACGGGGACACGACGCGGACGTCCCCGCTGACAAGACAAGACAGGACAAGACAGGACCTAAGAGAAGAAGATTCCTCTTCGCTTCGCTCAGAGGCGCCGGACGAGCCGGCGCACGATGTCCGAACCGAGCTTTTCCGATCCGGGTTGTCGGATTTGCGGTCGCTCACGGGCCAAGCCGACGGCCAGTCGCGCCGCCTGATCGGCCTGCTTCTCCGCGATGCGCGAGACGACGCAGCCCGCGTGCTGACGGCCATCCAGCAGGCCCGCGATCTCAGGCCGGCCGAGCCCATTGCGTGGCTGAAGGCTGCCTGCAAGCCCCGCCAGACCATCGCCCACGCCCTGCTCAGCGGGGCCGAACTCGACTTCGACGCCGACCCCATTGCGGAGTTCGACCGTGTCACAAGACCCGAACCTGAGGCACATCGCGAGCTGGCTGAAATCGCTCATGATCCTCGCCGCAGGGAACGCTAGCGCGAGCGACATGGCGCCCCGTATCACGAGCTATGCCAAGTTGCTCGCCGAGGATTTTCCGCCTGAGGCGTTCACCCATGCCAGCCTCGCCGCGGTGGCTAAGCAGTCGCCGTTCTGGCCCTCCTTCGGCGAGCTGTGCTCGCGGCTCCGAGAGTGGTGGGAGGAGCACAAGCCAGTCTCGTCGAGGCTCCTGATCGCGGACGAATCCCGTGTTGGGTGGAGCCGCGAAGACCACGCGTGGTACGCGTATTTCCGCCAGAGGGAGGCGGAAGACTTTGGGCCGAACGACAAGCTGCCGCCCAACTTCAGGTCGTCGAAGCGTCTCGTTGAGAGCCTCGTGCGCCAGCAGTCCGCCAAGGCCTGGCAGCGCATCTGCGACGAACGCGCCGGCGGTCAGGCGTGATGACCACGGACACCCCCGAGCGCGTCCGCCGCGCCACCATCGTCGATCCGGCCACCGGCGACGTCATCCGCGAGCCCACCGTGGTCGCGGCCGAGTGGATCGACCCGGACGACAGCAACCCCAACCGCCGCGTCGCCAAGCGCGTCTCCGGCTGGCGCCGTGCCGACCCGCTCGCCAACCTCATGGCCCGCTCCGGGCTCGTCACGCGCCTCCACATCGCCGCGGCGGAGCGGTACCGGCGCGCCTACGAGGCAGGCATCCTTGGTGCCCAGGCTGCCCGTGCCGGCGATCCGGGCGTCCCGGCCGGCGGCTTCGACCCGGCCACGTCCATGCCCACTTCCGAGATGCGCCTGGCCGCGATCTCGCGGTTCCGCCGGGCCCGCATGTTCGCTGGCGGCTCGTACCCGGAGCTGATGGACCACGTGGTGCTGGAACTCGGAGACGTGGCGTCGTGGGCGCGGCGGAACGCGTTCGACCGCAAGGTTGCCCTGGGCCTTCTGCTCGCCTCGCTGGACCGGTTAGTCGAGTTCTTCCGCCCCGATGATCGCAGGCGAATTTCAGATGTTTAAGTTTTTGCTTGACGCGAAGGACTTTCGCTGCACAGAAATTCGTCATCGTTGCGATTCGCGTGTCCGATGCGGCAACGATCTCATCACAGCGACATCGCTCCCATGACCGCGCAGCCCAAGCGCCGCGGCGGTAGGCCACCGTTCAAACCGACTGCCAAGCAGCGCGAATCGGTGCAGATCGCCATCGCCTGCGGCATGACGCATCGCCAGATCGCGAGTTGTGTCGGCATCGACGTGAACACGCTGGAGAAGCATTTCCGCGTCGAGATCGATAACGGATTCGATGCAATCTACGAGAAGATCGCTGGCAACCTCGTGCGCAAGGCTCTCGACGGGAACCTGACCGCGCAGACCTTCTGGCTGAAGACCAAGGCTGGCTGGCGCGAGACGAACCGGGTGGAGAACACGGGCGCCGATGGCGGGCCGCTGCAGGTGAACGTCTCCGGCCAGGTCACCGTGTACATCCCGCACAACGGTCGGGACGCGCCGCCGGAGGATGCGAAGCCGGACGCGAAGACGGGCTGAGCCCGACGCATGGAGATCAGGCCACAGCCGGGCCCGCAGGAAGCGTTCCTGGCGTCGCCCGCCGACATCGCCATTTTCGGCGGAGCCGCCGGCGGGGGGAAGACCATGGCCCTCTTGATGGAGCCGCTCCGGCACGTCACGACGAACAAGGCGTTCGCAGCCGTGTGCTTCCGGCGCACCACGACGCAAGTGCGCAATCCGGGCGGCCTGTGGGACGCCTCGATGCGGATCTACCCGCTGGTTGGCGGTCGGCCCATCAGCAACACGCTGGAATACCGCTGGTCCGACGGCGGCGTCGTGAAGTTCGCGCACCTCGAGACCGAGGCCGCGGTGATGAACTGGCACGGCTCCGAGGTGCCGCTGCTGCTGTTCGACGAGCTGACCACGTTCACCTCGCAGCAGTTCTGGTATCTGCTGTCCCGCAACCGATCGACGTCCGGTGTCCGACCGTATGTCCGCGCCACGACGAACCCCGATGCGGACAGCTGGGTTGCCGAGCTGATCGCATGGTGGATCGATCAGAAGACCGGCTATCCGATCCCGGAGCGCTCCGGCGTGATCCGGTGGTTCGTGCGGGTCAATGACGTGCTGTACTGGGCGGACACCGCGGCCGAGCTGATGGCGCAGTTCCCCGGCCAGATGCCGAAGTCGCTCACCTTCATCGCTGCCAAGCTCGACGACAACCCGGCGCTCACCAAGGCGGATCCGGGCTACCGGGCGAACCTGATGGCGATGAGCCGGGTCAACCGCGAGCGGCTCCTCGGCGGCAACTGGAAGGTCCGGCCGGCCGCCGGCATGATCTTCCCGCGCCACGAGGTCACGCTGATCGATGCGCTGCCCACCGATGTGCGGGCGTGGTGCCGGCGCTGGGACCTCGCCGCGAGCGTGCCGAGCGAGGACAATGCCGATCCGGACTGGACGGCCGGCGTGCTCATGGGGCGCCGGGAGAGCGGTCGCATCGTGATCGCCGACCTGATCCACATGCGCGAGATCGCCGCGAACGTCCGGAAGGGCATTCGCAACACGGCCTCGCTCGACAAGGCGCGGCACAAGAACGTGATGACCGTGCTGCCGCAGGACCCCGGCCAGGCCGGGAAGGACCAGGCGCAATCTCTGGTGACCCATCTCGCCGGGTTCCGCGTCAAGGTGGTGCGTGAGACCGGCGACAAGCAGGTGCGCGCCGAGCCGCTCTCCGCGCAATGGCAGGCCGGCAACGTGGACGTACTGCGGGCCCCGTGGACCGAGGCGCTGCTGACCGAGATGGACGGATTCCCGGCCGCAAAGCATGACGATATCGTCGATGCCGCGTCCGGAGCTTTCGCGGAACTGGCCGGATCAACCGTGTTGGAGCGGGCACGAGCCCTTGCAAGCTGAAGCCAAACCGCCTCGCGGGCCGGCCGCGCCGATCGACCGCAACGGCAGGCCCGTGAGCTTCCGCCTGACGGGCGACGGCTACGTCAACGCGATGATGGGCTATGGCGTGCCGGGGCTGGATCGCACGGTCAGCACGCATTTCCTGTCCGGTCTTCGCACCGGTGCTCTGGCCGACATTGAGGTCGCCTCCCTCTATCGCGATCGCGGCCTCGCCGCGCGCATCGTGGACCTGCCGGCGGACGACTGCCTGTCGCGCGGCATCACGGTCGAGGGCGACGACGAGGAGGCCATCGCGGCCGAGTTCGATCGGCTTGGCGCGATCGGCGTGCTGCAGGATGCGGTGCGGTGGTCCCGCCTCGATGGTGCCGCGGCCGTGCTGCTGATCGCTCCTGGCGCGTACACCGAAACGCTGCCTGAGACCGGGCCGATCGGTCGGATCGAGGAGATGCGGGCATACAGCGTGACGGAGATCAAGGCGCAGCCTGAGCGGTATGCCGAAGCGTCGCGCCCGAATTTCGGCGAGCCGATCTACTACCGCATCACGCCCGAGGGCGGCGACGCGTTCGACGTACACGAGAGCCGGCTGCTGCGGATCACCGGCAACCCGCTGCCGCGCCGCGGTGGCACGCCGCGTGTTCCCTGGGATGGGCGCTCCGCTCTCGCCGCCTGCGCGACCGACGTGAAGCGCTACGACACGGCCCTCGGCTGGTCTGAGCGCCTGCTCGAGCGGAAGCAGCAGGGCATCTACAACATGCTCGGCCTCGCCGAACTGCTGGAGAACGACCAGGACGACCTCGCCCGCAAGCGGGTGCACATGGTCGATACCGTCAGGTCGATCCTGAACACCGTCGTGGTGGACAAGGAGGACGCGTACACCGTCCTGAACCTGGGCCTCGATGGCGTGCGCGACACGATCAACGAGATGCAGGTCGCGCTCTCCGGTGCGACGGGCATTCCGGTCACCGTGCTGTTCGGGCGGTCGCCGGCCGGGCAGAACTCGACCGGCGTCTCGGACCTCGAAATCTACTACGCCCTGGTGGGGCGCATTCAGGCGCGCAGCCTCCGCCGCCCGATGGAGCGGCTGATCGAACTGCTCTGGCGCCAGCCGGAGATGGGCGCCGAGCCCGAGGACTGGACGCTCAAGTTCAACCCGCTGTGGGTGCCGTCCGAGCAGGAGCAGGCACAGACCAGGAAAGCGCAGGCCGAGGCGCGTGGCGCCGAGGTGGCGTCCGTCGTGGCGACCATCGACGGCGGCCTCCTCACCGAGGAGGAGGGGCGCGACTACCTGGCCCGCGAATGGCCGGAACTGGCGATCGAGGAGGGCAGCGCCCCGCCCGAGCCGGAGCCGATGCCGGCCCTGCCGCCGCGGAATGTGCCGCCATTGCCCACGGACCCCGCCGCCGCATGAGGCTGCGGCGCCTCGACCACCGCCACGCGCGCGCCTCCCTTGGCCTACCGCCTGAGCTGCGGTGCGACCGCGTCGGGCGGCGTCGCGCGAAGGGGCGCAACGTCCAGCGCCACCCGATCGGGCTGGAGCGACGGTATGAGGCGGAACTCGCCCGTTACGTGTCCCGCATCGGGCAGATCGCGATGGCCGAGGTCGAGCGCGCCGCGCCGGCCTTGGTGGTCCAGGCGGGCCAGTATCGACCGGACGACGTGTCCGGCGTGCAGCCCGGCACCGGGTGGCCGGAGGCGCTGCGGGCCATGCTGGCGCGGATCCTCGCGGAGGCCGCCGGTCTGGACGGCGAGTTGCTGGAGACGATCCGCCGCATGCAGGCGGACGTCGATGCCTTCAGCGGCCGGGAATGGCGCCGCGTGCTGCGGCGAGCGTACGGGGTGGACATCTTCGCGCGGGAGCCGGCCCTGCGCGGTCTCCTCGATGCGTGGGAGATGAACAACACGGCGCTGATCAAGAGCGTCCCGCAGACGCTCGTGACGCAGATGCAGTCAGAATTCGGCCGAGCCCTGGCCCGCGGCACGACGACGGAGGAACTGGCGCGCATCACGCGCGAGAGGCTCGGCGTGGCGAAGAGCCGGGCGCGCCTCATCGCCCGCGACCAGGTCGCGAAGCTGAACGGCCAGATCACCCGTGAACGTCAGCAGTCGATCGGCGTGAGCGAGTACATCTGGCGCACCGCCGGCGACGAGCGGGTGCGGCAGTCGCACCGCGAGGTCAACGGCAAGACGTTCGCCTGGGGCAAGCCGCCTGCATCGATCGGCGAGGAGCCCGGACAGCCCGTGAGTTGTCGGTGCGTGGCGGAGGCCGTGCTGCCTTTCCTGGCCGATCTGCCGCCGGACACGCTCGTCGTCCCATAGAGGACCGAATGCCAACAGAACAGCGATTCGACGTGACCCCGATCCGGGCCACGCTGACCGAGGACGGCTACCTGCTCGATCCGGCCGCGGTCATCACGCGCACCGGCGTGTTCGAATATCGGCGTGCGGATGGCTCCGTGCGTCGCGAGTACCGGCCGCCCGAGGAGGTGTTCGCCCGCGAGCATCTCGACTCCTGGCGCGGCAAGCCCATTACGGCCGGGCATCCGGGGCGGGTCGAAGCGCGCAACGTGCGTCGGCACGCCATTGGCGCAGTCCTCAGCCCCGCACGGCAGGACGGCGAGAACCTGGTGGCCGAGGTCATCGTGCATGAGCCGACGGTGGTGACCGATCAGGGACTGCGCGAGCTGTCCTGCGGCTACGTGGCCGACATTGACGACACGCCGGGCACAGCCAACGGCCAGCCCTACGACTGCATCCAGCGCAAGCTTCGCGCCAACCACCTGGCGATCGTTGCCCGTGGCCGCGCGGGCAACGCCCGTCTGAACCTCGACGCGGCGGACGTACACAGCGAGACGGAGAGAGACATGCCTGCTGAAAATCCGCCGACCCGGACGATGAGCCGTGTGCGGCTTGACGGTGGCCTCGAATACCAGGCCGAGCCCGAGGTCGTCCGCGAGGTCGAGAAGCTGCGCGGCGACGTGGTGGCGGCGAACAAGCGCGCCGACGCGGCCGAAGCCGAGCGCGACACGCTCCAGACCAAGGCGAAGGAGCACGAGGCCGAGTTGAAGAAGGCCCGTGAGGATGCCGCCAAGGAGGCCGGCGAGGCGGTGCGTGCGCGGGCCGGCCTGGAGGCAACCGCAAAGCAGCACGGTGTCGAGGTCAAGGACGACCACACGCCGCGGCAGATCCGCGAGGCGGTCCTGCGCAAGCTGCGTGGCGACGCGCTGAAGCTCGACGGCAAGTCTGATGACTACGTGGAAAGCGCGTACGACCTCGCGGTGGCCGATGCCGGCGCTGCGAAGGGCGGTGGCGCGGCGCGCGGTGACAGCGCGGCGCCCCGCAAGACCGAGTTCCCCGCGAGCGGATCGCTCCGCGGTGACGAGCGGCCGCGCAGCCTGCCGGCCAGCGACGCGCGTCGCCGGATGCTCGCCGGCATGGCGCGGGACCCGATGCAGACCAGCGCGAGGAGCAACTGACCATGTCCGGATACGTCTATGAGATGTCGGCTGCGTTCGCCGGGATGCTGGCGGATACCAACCGGCAGAAGCACGTGAAGACGCTGCCGTCCGGCTCTGCCACGCAGCTGCGCTTCGGGATCGTTGTGCACGAGCTCGCCGGCAAGGCGGTCCTGCCGTCGGTCGCGAGCAGCGTGCCGGCGGGCATCACGGTGCACGACCACATCGACGCGGTGAAGGGCGGCTACGACCAGTACGACGCGGTCAACGTCCTCGACAGCGGCACGATCTGGGCGCGCGTCACCAACGCCGGAACGGTGACCAAGGGGGGCCCGGTCAGCTACGCGTCTGACGGGACCGTCTCGGACGGCGGCGCGAACCTGTTCCCCAACGCGCTGTTCGAGAGCGGCGCCATCAGCATGGGCGGCGGGTTCGACGAGACGCCGGTCGTGCTGGCGCAGATCCGTCTCGGCCATCCGCTCGCCACGACCACCGTCGTGGTGGAAGAGCCGTAATCGGGCCGACGAAAGGACATCCGACCCATGGATAACGAAGAGATCACCGTCGCGCCTCGGTTCGATGCCGCGGAGCACGTGTCGTACGATGAGGCCGACCTCGCATCGATCGATGCGCTGTCGAGCACGCTGCTGCGGCCGGTCGTCGAGGATGCGGCCGACAACGCGCTGCTGCTGGCGCGGCAGCTCGACTATGTGAAGGCGCGGACCTACGACAAGAAGTATCCGCAGATGAAGGGCGCGTTGCTCGTGCCCACCACCTCGGATGCGCCCGAGTGGGCCGAGACCATCACCTACCGGATGTACGACAGCGTCGGCATCGCGAAGATCATCGCGAACTACGCCGACGACCTGCCGCGGGCCGACGTCCGAGGCCGCGAGGTCACCGTCCGCGTCCGGGATATCGGTGACTCCTACGGCTACAACATCAACGAGCTCCGGGCCTCCCGCGCGCTCGGCGCCGGCCTGGACACCCGCAAGGCGGCCGCGGCGCGCCTGGCAATCGAGCAGAAGATCAACCGCATCACCCTGATGGGCGATGCCGACTACAACCTGCTCGGGTTCCTCAACCACCCGAACATCGGAGAGGCAACCGGCCTCACCGGAGACTGGAACGACGCCGGCACGACCGGCGATGACATCCTCGACGACCTCAACATCATGTGGACGTCCTTCATCCTGCAGGGCTTTGGCGTGCACACGCCCAACTTCCTCGCCCTGCCGCCGGCCGCGCATGCCGCCGCATTCAGCAAGCGTCTGACGGACAGCCAGGAGACGGCCGGGTCCTTCTGGCAGCGCATGCACCCGGGCGTGCGCATTGAGCCCGTCTACGAATGCGTCGGTGCCGACGAGGGCGAAGATGTTGCGCTGCTCTACGAGCGCAATGAGGAGAACTTCTCCTCCGAGCTGGTCATGGCCTTCAACCAGCAGCCACCGCAGGCCCGGAACCTGGAGTTCGTGGTGCCGTGCCTGGCGCGGCATGCGGGCGTGCAGGTGCGGTACCCTCTGGCGTTCTTGCGCGCGGTGGGGATCTGACCATGGCGAAGGTGCTCAACACGACCGCGCGTATGCTGATCGTCGGCGGCGTGCCGCTGGTTCCCACGGTCCCAACCGAGGTCAAGGACGCCGCGTTGTCGCACAAGCGCGTCCAGACGCTCGTCGCGCGCGGGGACCTCAAGATCGAGGCGGGCTCTGGCGCCGCCGCCGCGCCGGAGGCGAAAGCGCCGCCCAAGGGCGATGCGAAGGCGCCGCCCAAGGCTCCTCCCGCGGCGTGACGCCTGCCGAGTACCTCGCGTTCCTGTATCCGCGCTTCTTCGAGGAGGGAGGACCATCCTTCCAGGACGAGGAGGCGCGGAACCGGGCGCTTGCCATGGCTGACGCCCGTCGGCCGACCTGCCTTTCGGAGGACCGTCAGAACGAGGCGGTCGCGCATTATGCGGCTTTCCTTCTTGATGGCCGGCTGCGGGACCTGCAAGCAGGTCCGGGCGGCAGCGGCGTCTCTGTTCTGGCCGGCCCCATCACGTCGGAGCGCGAAGGCGATATCCAGCGCACCTACGCGGACGGTGGTGGGAACTCCGCCGACCTCGAAACCGGACCGACCACGCCGTTCGCCCGGTACCGAGCGCTAGCGCGGCTCTGCGGGCGCGGGGCCATCATGACCCGGTTCGGGTGACCGGACGTGGCGATGAAGCCGGTGGCCCGACGGGTGGTGGTCCGAGACCGAGGCTTTGATCGCATTCGCAAGGCCGTCGCTGATCTCGATGGAGAAGGCGTGAAGGTCGGCGTTCAGAGCGACGCCGGACGGACGGACCCCGACCCGCCACGGACGAAGAGCGGCAGGGCACGCCGCGGCGAGACGTTCGGCCCACATGTCGGACCGTACCTGGCCGACGTTGCCGCGTGGAACGAGCTCGGGACAAGCGACATCCCCGCGCGACCGTTCATGCGAGAGGCAGCAGACCAGTACAGGCCACGCTTTGAGACGCTTTCGCGACATCTGGTCGGAAAGGTGATCGATGGAACCGCTACAGCCGAGACTGTCCTGAAGACTGTCGGCGAGTGGTTCCAAGGGAGAGTTCAAGCGAAGCTGACCGCCGGACCTTGGGCGGCGAACGCACCCGCCACGGTGCGCGCCAAGGGCAGCAGCAAACCCCTCATCGACACGGGCCGACTGCGGCAGTCGATCCGGTGGGTGCGGACCAAGCTCGGCGCGACCAGCTGATGGCTACCTCATTTCGCCGCCCGCTCTCGGTCATCCGGCGGACGCTCGGCACGTTCGTCCAGGGCGTCTACGTGCCGGCCGTCGAGCCGGCCGCGACCGGCATCATGGCGACCGTTCAGCCGGCCACCGCCGCCGACTACGAGCGCATGCAGGCCGAGCAGTCCGGTCGCCGCCTCGACGGTCTGATGCGCATCTACACCGACGACACGCTGACCCCGGCCGGTGCCACCGCCGCGGGCCAGCACCCGGGCGACATCGCCATCATCCGCGGAGAGCGCTACCTCGTGATCGGCCAGCACGCTCGCGACCAGCTCGGCACCAGCGTGTCCCACAACCGCTACCTCGCCGTCCGTGAGGCGGAAGGGCAGGGGACGGGTGTTTGACGCCACGCTGCGCTCGGCGGTGTGGCAGCTCATCTCGCCCATCGTCGCTCCCCTCACGCTGATCTGGGCCGACCAGAACGCGCCGCGCCCGGCATTACCGTATCTCACCCTGCGCCTCATGGCCGCGACGCCGGCCGAGAACGACGCGCGAGGCGAGGTCACCGCGGACGGCGAACAGGACCTCGACAATCCGACCTCCGCGACGCTGGAGGTGCAGGCCTACGGCACGGGCGCGGAGAACGCGATCGCCTCGCTCACCAAGCGGCTGCGGTTCGATCAGCACGTGGACCGGGCCGTCCAACTCGGCATCGCCATCGGCCGGCGCATCGGCGTCACGAACCTGTCGCAGCTCGTCTCGGACAGCCAGTTCGAGGAGCGGGCCATGCTGGAGGTCGCACTGCTGTTCAGCGGCCACGACGTCGATCCGGTCGGCCTCATCGAGACGGTGGAGGTCGAGGGCGAGATGACCGGCACCACCACCACCGAACACCTGGACGTCACTCTGACCATCTCCGAGGGAGAGACCGATGGCGAACCTTGAGCGCATCGTCGATGTGCAGATCGCGCTCCGAACCGCGGGGCTTCAGCAGCAGGCCTTCTCGGACATCCTGCTCGTCGGCGAGTACGACGACAGCGCGGGTCGAGTCGAGATCATCACCAGCGCAGCACAGGCGCTGGAGCTGGCCGAGGGCGACGAGGACGCGCCGATCTACCGGGCCGCGCTCGCGGCCTTCAGCCAGACGCCTCACCTCTCGCGGGTGTTCCTCGGCCGGCGCGACGACGGTGAGACCGTCACGACGGCGATGACCGCGATCGAGGCGGCGAACAACGACTGGTACGCTGCGATCAACGCGGACCATGTCGAGGCCGATGTGCCCGATTTCGCGGCGTGGATCGAGGCGCGGGAGAAGCTGTTCCTGACGACGCTCAGCAATGCCGACAACCTCGCCGGCGGCGCCAGCACGGCTGCGACCCTGATGACCAACGGATACCTGCGTACGGCATGGTTCTATCATCCGGACGCGAACGAGAACTGGCCCGATGCCGCGCTGCTCTCCCGCCAGTTCACGATCCTGCCGGGCGGAGAGACCTACGCCAACCAGGCGCTGTCGGCGGTCGCCGCGACCAACCTCACCGAGACGAACGCCCAGGCGGTGTTCGCCAAGAACGGCAACACCTATGAGCCGTTCCGGAACTGGGCCCTGACGCAGAACGGCAAGGTCGCCGGCGGCGAGTTCATCGACGTCATCCGGACCCGCGACGCGCTGTGCGAGCAGATCCGGGTGAACGTGGTGCAGACCCTCCGCAACGCGCGGGTGCCGTTCACCGATCGCGGCATCGCGCGCATCGCGCAGGCGGTGCGTGCCGCCCTCGACCTGATGGTCCGCCGCGGCGGAATCGCGGAGCCGGAGTTGGACGAGGATGCGAACGTCATCCCGTCCTACTCGATCAGCGTCCCGCTCTCCGTGAACGTGCCGGTGAACGACAAGGCGAACCGCATCCTGCGGGACCTGACGTTCACCGCCCGCCTCGCCGGCGCGATCCACGCGACGCAGATCCGCGGCGAGCTGGTACTCGATCCCACCCTCGTGGCCGCCTGATAGGAGCCTGATCCGATGGCCGTTCGTACCTATTCGCCCGGGAAGGTGGTGGTCACCGTCGCCGGGCAAGAGATCAACGGGTTCGCCGATGGCACGTTCGTGCAGATCGAGCGGGTCTCTGACGGCGCCACGAGCCAGGCGGGCGCGGACGGTGAGGTGGCCCGCGCGCTCTCCTCCGACCAGCGGCACCGCGTCACGCTCACGCTGCAGCAGACGAGCCCCGCGAACACGGTCCTCTCCACGCTGGCCGACATCGATGCAATGACCTGCGGAGGCACGTTCCCGGTCACGGTGCAGGACCTGTGCGGCGACAGCCTGTTTGCCGCGGAGCAGGCGTGGCCGGTCCGCAAGGCCAATGTCGAATACAGCAACGAGGTGACGACCCGGGAATGGGTGCTTGAGACCGGCGCGCCCACGGTGAATCTTGTCGGCGGCGGTGCCGCGTGAGCGAGCGTCGTGTAGAGCATCAGGTCGGTTCCTCGACCTTCTACATCCGCCGCTTCGATCCGAAACTGGCGCTGCGGGTCTTCGGTGACCTTCAGAAGTCGCTGCTGGCGCCGCTGCTGTCCATCGTGGACGCGCGGACGGCGGAGGGCACGATCGACGCCGCCACGTTCGCCGCAGGCCTGGAGAAGCTGTCCGCCAGCCTCGACGGGGCCACGCTGTCGGCCATCGCGGACCGCATTCTCAACCCGGACTTCGTGTCCGTGTCGGTGGCCGGCGGCGAGCCGCAGAAGCTGACCGACGGCGCGCTCAACCTCGCGCTCGATGGCGATTTCGTCGAGTACACCGTACTGATCGCGAAGGCATTCGTGGTGCAGTTCGGCCCTTTTTTCGCGCAGGCGCCGACCCGTATTGGCGAGGTCCTCTCCGGCATCAGGAGCCCGTCGGCCGCCTCCGCGAAGACCTAATCCCGGAACTGCTGTTCTGGCGGCCGGTGCTCGCCGGCCACGTGACGATGACCGAGGTCAATGAGGGCCTCGTCGATGTCGAAGACCTGCTCAAGCTCAACGCGCTGATGGACATGGTGGACGCCACGCAGCAGGCGGCCATGGACAAGGCGGCAGCACAGGCCCGGAACAAATGATCGTCCGCGAACTCATCTCCCTCCTGGGATACAAGGTCGATGAGAAGGGCCTTCGCGACAACGAGCGCGCGGTCGCGGCGTCCACCCGGCGCACGTCCCGCATCTTCGAGACGGCGGCTGGCTTCATCCTCGCCCAGCTCTCAGCCGCGGTGGGCGGCGGCCTGGTCCGGATGGTGGACGAATGGGCCAGCGTCGATGCGCGGGTCAAGCTCGCCACCAAGTCCGTCGCGGAGCACACCGAGGCGATGGAGGGGCTGTTTGGGATCGCCCAGGCGACCCGGGCATCCTTCACGGCGACGGCGGAGCTGTTCGCGTCGGTCGCGCGCAGTTCGGAGGAATTGGGCGTCAACCAGGCGCAATTGCTCCAACTCACGGAGGACATCAACCGGGCGTTGGCCATCGGCGGCGCCGGGGCCGGTCAGGCCTCCGCGGCCATCCTGCAGCTCAGCCAGGCGCTCGCCTCCGGACGGCTCCAGGGTGACGAGTTCCGGTCGCTGATGGAGAATGCGCCCCGCCTGATGCGCGCAATCGCGGACGGGATGGGGAAGCCATACGGCGAGCTGCGGAAGATGGCCCAGCAGGGCCTACTCACCGCGGACGCCGTGGTGCAGGCACTGCTGAAACAGTCGGACGTTCTTCGGCGCGAGTTCGAGACGGCGCCTCTCACCATCTCCCAGGCGTTCACGGTCGCCGGCAACGAGCTGTCGAAGCTGGTCTATGAGACCGGCAAGGCTGCCAATGCCTTCAGCGGCGCGGCGAGGTCGATCGTGTGGACCGCGCAACTGCTCGTCAGGGGACTCAGGCGCATCATCGATCTGCTGGGCGGCGCAGCAAATGCGGCCAAGGTGCTCGCAGTCGCCTTGGCGGCGGTGTTGATCCCCACACTGGTTGCCGCGTCGCGTGCGCTCTGGCGCTTCTTCGCTGCGCAAGTTGTGGGGTTCTGGCCGTTGGCGCTGATCGCCGGCCTCATACTTCTGCTGGAGGACCTCTATCAGTGGGTCCAGGGCCACGGATCGGTCATCGGCGACCTGATCGGGGACTTCGAGAACTGGCGGCGGTGGTTCGTCGAGCTCGCGGAGCCGGTCCGGACATTCGCAAAGTGGTTGGAGTCGCAGATTGAAGGCGTCGGCGCCGCCCTCGGCGAGGGGCTGTCGGGCGCAATGGATGCCCTCGGCCGGGCCGCGGTGTATGTCGGTCAGGTCTGGACGAATAGCATCTCCGACATATCGTCGGCATGGGCCTCGTTGCGCGCAGGCTTCGAGGGCGGTCTGGACTGGATTGGAGAGCGCTTCGAGCGTCTCGTTGGGATGATCCGAGCCATCCCCGACGCCTTCTCCCGAGCGCGCGATGCGGTCAGCGGGTTCTTCCAGTTGCTCCGCGACGGCCTGCTCTCAATGCCGGATTGGGTCATGCGGCAATTCGGTCTGGGGAGCGAAGGCGCAGCCGGCTCCCTTGGCGGCATGGCTGTGACCCCCGGTGCACTGCTTCCGCCTGCGGGACCCGGCGCAGGCGCGACGATCAACAACGAGACCACGATCAACATCACGACCCGGGACGACCCGGCCGCAGTCGCGGCGGCCGCCGAGCGCGGGACGCGCCGGGGAGCCTCGCCGATGCAGACTGACCTCTCGCGCATGCTGGATGCATTCAGCCGGCAGGTGCAGCGGGCCGCTCCGGGCGCCGAGGTTCCGGCAGCGGCCTACTGACGTGCTGTTCACCCTGCTGTTCGGCACGCAGCGATCCACTCTGGGCGTGCTGACACTCGACGTTCTGGTGACCGAGGAGCTGGAACTGCCGGGGACCGTCACGCTGTACCCGGTCGAGGACGGCACGGAGATTTCCGACCACATCGCCCGCGGTGCGCCGCGGCTGCACATCGGCGGCAGCGTGTCGCACTCTGAGATGCTCGAGCTGGGCTTGCTCTCCAAAAGCCGCCTGATCGATGCGGTCGAGGCCCTGGAATTCATGCACGAGCAGCGCCAGCCGATCACGGTGGTGACCGGTCTGCGCGTCTACGAGGACATGGGCATCGCGCACCTGCGCATGGTGCGCTCGTCGGGCGAGAAGGGCGGCAACTGGATCGACATCGATGCGGAGTTGATCCGCATCCAGCGCGTCGCGCTCAAGCAGGCCGAGGTGCCACGCACGGCAGCGGATGCCAGAGGCAAGGCGGGGCCGACCGCGCAGCGGGCGGGGCAGTCGGCGGCGTCGAACCCTGCGACGCCGGCACAAGACGCGCAGTCGGGATCGATCCTGCGGGGAATTCTTCGGGGCATCCGAAACTGAGCCATGCAGGTCATCACCACGATCGACGCGAACTCCCAGCTGATCGAAGTCTCGCTCGACCGGCAGGTCTTCTTCGTGACGCTTGACTGGAACGACGAGGCCGAATTGTGGGTGATCGGCCTCCAGGATGCCGAGCGGAACACGCTGATTTCGGGCATCGCGCTGTCGGCGAATTGGCCGCTGTTCTGGCGGTTCCGCTACCCATACATGCCGCGTGGCGATCTCATGGCCCTGACGGACACGTACCTGGACGGCGGTATCCGGCGGGACAGCTTCGTCAATGGCGAAGCCGCGCTCTGCTACGTGACCGAGGATGAGTTGCGCGAGCAGGGGTTGCTCGACGTCTACGGGCAGCTCTGACCCATGGCGCTGTTCGGGCGCGTCGCGCGCCTCGTGCTCGGCCAGGCGGGCGGCAAGGGCGTCGAGATCACCGAGCTGCGGATCGCCTTCGAGGTCGAGAAGACGATCAGCAAGAACCCGAACAGCAGCAACGTGCGCGTGTGGAACCTTGCCAAGACCACACGCGAGCAGCTTCAGAAGCCCGACACACGCTGCCTGCTCTATGCCGGCTACGAGGAGGATCGCGGGCCGCTGGTCATCTTCAACGGGGCCGTCTCCTTCGCCTTCACCTCCTTCGACGGTCCGGACGTGATTACCGAATGCGAGTTGGGCGACGGGGCGGTTGAGATCCGCGATACCGTGGTGAGCCTGGGATACTCGGGCGGTGTGTCGTCGGCGACGGTCCTGCGGGACATCGCGTCGCGGATGGGCGTGGCCCTGGTCGTGGCCGACGATGTGCAGCCCCGGTCGTGGGCGCACGGGTTCAGCTTCTACGGTCCGGCCCGCGTGGCGCTCGACAAGGTCACCCACGGCAGCGGCACGCGGTGGTCGATCCAGAACGGCGAGTTGCAGGTCGTGCGGACGGGCGGGACGACCACGCGGACGGCGATCGTCCTGCAGGCCGACAGCGGCCTGATCGGGCATCCGGAGCGGATGCGTCACGGCAGGCAGGAGGCTGCCACGGTGCGGGACCAGGACACAGCCCGGACCCGGCGCATCGAGAGCGCGCGGCGGCAACAGGATGGATGGCAGGTCCGCACGCTCCTTCAGCCCACGATACTGCCCGGCGATCCGGTCATCCTACGCTCGCGATCGGTCGAGGGGACATTTCGCGCGAGCGAGGTTCGCCACGTGGGGGACACCCACGAGGGCGAGTGGTTCACGGAGTTGAAGCTGGTCGAGAAGCTGGAGCAAACGCGGAGCGCGCGGTCATGAGTGACACTCTGCTCACGGCCATGCAGGGAATGGTCGAGGCGGCGCTCGCCGAGGTCAACACGGCCGTGCCGGGCGTGATCGTCTCCTACGATCCCGGCAGCAACCGTGCCGTCGTGCGCGCCGCGCTGCCCAAGCGGCTGGCGGACGACACGGTGCTTGCGGCCCCGCAGATCGTGTCCGTGCCGGTGGTCTGGCCGTCTGCGGACGTGGGTGGCCGGCAGGCCGCACTGACATTCCCGCTCAAGGCCGGCGATGGCGTGCTGCTGCACTTCTCCCAGCGGAGCCTGGAGACGTGGCTTTCCGGAGGTTCGGGCGCGCCGGACGACCCGAGGATGTTCGACCTGACCGACGCGATTGCGACGCCCGGCCTCAATGCCGGCGGCGTGGCCGGGGACGGCAGCGACGTGGTGCTGCGGCACGGCGTCGGCGAGGTGCGCTTGCAGCCCGATGGCACGGCGATCATCGCCAACGAAAATTCGTCGATCATGCTGCGGCCCAACGGCGTGATCGAGCTCAATGCGATCCTGGTGCGCATCAACGCGCCCATCGAAGCCGGAGATACCGAGGGCGGCGGTGCCACGGCGCACTTCCTCGGGAGCATTGTGGCCGAGGGTGAGGTGGTCGCCATGGACAGCGTCGCGCTCTCCACGCATCGCCACAGCGGCGTGGACCCGGGCAGCGGTCAGTCGGGAGGGCCCGTCAGTGGCACATGACATCGCGCTCTCGCGGGTGACGCACGATCTGGTGTTCGTCCCGATTGCCGACGGCGGTCCGGGCGGCGTGCAGCGGTTCGACGTGCTGCCGATCGAGGGGGCGGATCGCGTGGCACAGCAGATCAAGATCACGCTGCTCGCGTTCTACGGCGAGTGGTTCCTCGATACGACGTTCGGCGTTCCATACCTCACGGACATCTTCACCAAGGCGCCGAACATGTCGGCGATCGAAAACATCCTCCGCGCGCGCATCATGGCTGTGCCGGACGTGGAGCGCATCGAGGCATTCGCGATGGAGGTCAACAAGGGCAACCGCACGCTGGCGGTGACCTTTACCGCATCGACCGCCCTCGGGGCGGTGGAGCAGACGGTCCTGCTCGGGGAGGCGCAGTAGCGTGTCGGACAGCGTCAGCAACAGCTACGGTTTGAACCTCGACGGATTCACGGCGATGCGGATGCCGGACATCCGGCAGGAGATTTACGACGAGCTGCGCCGCCGGACCGGCCGCACGTTCGAGACACGGCCGGACAGCTTCATCGCGCAGTTCGTGGACACGTTCGCCGAGCGCGAGGCCCGGCTGTGGAACCTCGCGCAGCTCGTCTACCACGCGATGTACCCCATCAGCGCGGTGGGGACCTCTCTCGACTATGCCGTGAGCTTTGCCGGCGTGCGGCGGCTGTTCGCGCAGCGCTCCTCGGTCGCGGCCATCCTCTACGGGGCGGAGGGGACTGTTGTGGCGGCGACTTCGGTCGCCCGCGCCACCGGCTCGCAGGTGGACTTCCGGCTTGACCAGGACGTGACCATCACCGCGGCGAGCGCCGTGGACGTGACGATCGAGGTGGCGACCGTGACCGCCGAGGTGGTCTACACGATCACGATCAACGGAATCGCGTACAGCTACACCTCCGACGCCGCGCCGACGGGAGAGGAAATCGCGGCCGGTCTGGCCATCGTGCTGCTGACCAGCGGCCTCAGCATCACGACGGACGTCGCGACGATCCGCATCCAGGCCGACGACATGCAGCCGTTCGCGCTCGCTGTCGGCACCGGGCTCGCGATCACGACCCTCGGCAGCCCTGGGCGCTTCACGGCGGACATCCAGGGCGCGATTGGCGTCGCCGCGCACGACCTGACGTCGATCATCACCCAGGTGCCCGGTTGGGCGAGCGTGGACAACCCGGCAGCCGGCGATGAGGGCCGCGCGGTGGAGACCGACGATGATCTGCGGCTGCGCTATGATCAGGGCGTGTATCGGCTCGGTGCGGCGACCGTGGAGGCCATCTACGCGAACCTCCGCGAGCAGTTCCCCGCCATCTCCGGCCTTGTGGTGTTCGAGAACCCGGAGGACGTGACCGACGCGGATGGGCGGCCGCCGCACAGCATCGAGGTCGTGGCGCAGGGCGGCGACGCGAACGCGATCGCGGCGGCCATTTTCCGCCTGAAGGCGGCCGGCATTGACACGTTCGGCGCGACCGAGGTGACGGTCACCGACAGCCAGGGCTCCGACCATCTCATCCGGTTCAATCGCCCGGAATCGGTCTGGTGCTGGGTGAAGTGCACGGTGATCCCCTACGACGAGGAGACGTTCCCCGGAGACGGCCTCGCGCGCGTTCGGAGCATCATTGTCGAGACTGGCAACGCGCTCGAGATCGGCACGGACGTAATCATCCAGCGCTTCCACGGGCCGATCTACCAGCAGGTTCCTGGCGTCGGCGTGTTGCAGATCACGGTGGCGGCGACGACTGATCCGGAGGAGGTGCCGGCCAGCGGTGACTACGACGACGAGAACGTCTCCATCGGACCGCGCCAGATCGCCCGGTTCGATGCCTCGCGCTGCGAAGTGACGCTCGACTGACATGGACTTCGAGCCGATCGATGAGGGCGCCGCCGCGTGGCGACGGTGGCTGGCGCAGCACGCCAGCAAGCCGGACACGGAGGCGTTCGTCCTCTCGTTCTATCCGCCGCTCACCCGGCTGGACGCCGCGCTCCACGATCTCCTGACGCAGAGGTGGCTGGAGACCGCGGAGGGGGATGCGCTCGACGGCATCGGCTCGATCGTTGGGCTGACGCGCGAGATTCCCGATGGCGTGCCGCTGCCGTTCTTCGGGTTCGACGGGCAGCCGCTTGCCACCGGGTTCGGCCAGGCGCGCATGCGCCGCCCGGGCGAGCCGTACGCGGTCACCTACGTGATGGCGGACGTCGAATACCGGCGGATGATCGCGGTGAAGATCGCGCTGAACAATGGGCAGGGGACGGCCGAGGAGATCATCTCCGCCGTGCAGGGCGCGTTCGACGTCGCGCGCGTGATCATCCGGGACGCCGGCAACGCCAACGCGCGCATCTTCATCGGTCGCATCATCGCCGACACCGATCCGCTGCGAAACCACGTGCGGCAGATGGTCCAGCCGCGCGCCGCTGGCGTGAAGTTCTGGATCGGCATGATGGATGAGACGGACGTGTTCGGGTTCGCCGGACAGGGCTTCGGACCAAAGGGCTTCGGCGCGGGCGTCATCGCGCGCGCCGTCTGATCACCAGGAGAGAGCATGGATAACTTCTTCGAGCGCTTCACCAGCGATCCCTGGGGCGTGGGCGCCGTGTTGGACCCGCCGTCCGATCCACAGGCGGCGGCCGGCTGGTCGTTCCTCGGTTCCGCGCCGCCGACCACGGGACAGTTCGACACGCTGTTTCAGTTCCTGGACCTCAAGGATAAGTGGCTCTACGCGCAGATGGCGTCAGTCATCGAGGCGGCCGGGCTTACGCCGGATGCGGGACAGCTCGATCATCTGCTCACTGCAATCAAGGGCGTCGCTGGGCCGCGCGCAGAAATCTTCACCTCGTCGGGCTCCTTCGTCGTCCCGGATCACGTCACGCGTCTCAAGGTAACCGTGGTTGGTGGCGGTGGTGGCGGACAGGCGAGCGGTACGTCCTCCTTCACCGGAGGCTGCGGTGGCGCGGGAGGTGCTGCGATCAGATGGATCGATGGTCTCGTCCCCGGTACGACCATCCCCGTCACCGTTGGCACTGCCGGCACGGGCGGCACTGGAAGCGGTACCAGCAGCGCCGCTGGCGCCGGCGGGACCACTAGCTTTGGGGCGTACTGCTCCGCGACCGGTGGGGGGGGAGCCAACCAGTTGGGTGGCGGCGTCGGTGGCGGTGGTGGCGGTGAGGGCGTCGGCGGCGACATCAATCTGCGCGGCGGCTACGGCAGCAACGGTAGCACATCGACGGTGGCGTACCAGGGGATGGGCGGAGCCTCCATCCTCGGTGGCGGGGTGCGGCATTCGAGCGATGGAAGCGGGACCGCCGCATACGGCGCTGGCGGCGGTGGGATCTATGGATCGTCCTCCGCCCAAGGCATCGCCGGCGGGGCCGGCATCGTGATCGTGGAATACTGACATGACCGTATATGCCCGCTTGATCGGCTCCGCCGTGGCCGAGCTGATCGACGTCCCCGACGGAGGGGCGTCGGTGTCCGACCTCTACCACCCCGATATCGTCGCTGCTCTGGTGCCCGTGCCGACCGGAGTCACGGTCGAGCAGGGATATCTGTGGGACGGCGAAGCATTCGCCGCACCGCCAGCGCCCGCCGCGCCGGTACCGGAGAGCGTGACCAAGCTGCAACTCGTGCGAGCGCTCCGGCAAACGGAACACAAGGCCGCGTTCGACGCGGCGCTCAACGTAGCTCCGGCCGACACGCAGGAGGATTGGTCGCTGGCGGTCGAAATCCGGCGCGACGATCCGCTCGTGGCGTCGTTCGCCAGCGAACTCGATGTGTCGTCCGCTGATGTGGACGACCTGTTCCGCCTGGCCGCGACGCTCTGAGGCATCGCCATGGCTCAACTCCAACGCATCGCTGACGTGCAGATCGAACTGCGCACGGCCGGCGCCGGTGGTTCGGGTTCGCCCACACCAATGCGCGTCGTCGCGCTCGAGGACGGCCGACTGCTTGCCCTCGAGAACGGCTCTGTCCTGGTTCTGGAGAACTGACGCATGTCCGATACGATCACCAAGCTCAGCGAGCTGGACGACGCCGCAGTCCTGGACGGCGGCAAGGTCACCGGTCTTCAGGACGGAGAGAACGTCAACTTCCCGACGTCGCTGTTCGCGGATGCGGAGCACGAACACGATGCTGACGCGATCACGTCCGGCACGATCAATCCGGCCCGGCTGGGTAGCGGATCCGCGAGCAGCACCACGTTCCTGCGCGGCGACGGCCAGTGGGCGACGCCGGTGGGCGAGGGCGGATCGGTCGCATGGGACGATCTGACCGACAAGCCGACAGTCATCGCGGCCGGCGACGACACTGCCGAAGCGCGGAGTGCCATCGGGGCGGCGGCGGCATCGGACGTGGCCGCGCTCGAGAGCGCGCTTGCCGACAAGGTGGACGCGAGCAGCCTCGGTACGGCCGCGGCGGCCGACGTGGAGGATTTTGCCGCGGCGGTGCACACGCATCCTGCCACGGCCATCAGCGACAGCACCTCGGCAGGTCGTGCCATTCTGACCGCTGCCGATGCGGCCGCGCAGCGGACGGCCGTGGGGCTCGGGGCCGCGAACAGCCCGCAGTTTGCGGGGGTCAACATCGGCCACGCGAGCGACGCGACGCTCACAAGGCCGTCGTCTGGCAATCTGGCCGTCGCTGGGAACGTCCTGTACCGCGCGGGCGGCACCGATGTGCCGATTGCGGACGGCGGCACCGGCGCCAGCGACGCGGCGACGGCACGAACGAACCTTGGCCTCGGGACCGCTGCGACGCAGGCGAGTAGCGCATTCGCGGCTGCCGCAGCCGCGGTGCCGACCGGAGGCACCACCGGCCAGGTGTTGGCGAAAGCCTCGGGCGACGATCTGGACACCGCATGGATTGACCCACCGGCCGGTGAGGGCGCCGTCGATAGCGTCAACGGCGCCACCGGTGCGGTCACGCTTGACCTGGAGGATGTGGGCGCGTCGGCGTTCGGTGCCAGTCTCGCCGCGGCAGCCGACATCGACGCGGCTCGCGCTCTCCTCGAAATCCCGGCCGAGATTACTGCCGAGCCCAACAGCGTGCTGGCACGCAACGACAGCGATGACGGCTTCGAGGTCCGGCCGCAGGTCCATGCCATCGGTCTGTACTTCGATGCTGACGTGACGGCCGAGGACGGCACCTATGTGGTGGCAGACAGCATGCCGTGGCCGTTCCGCATCACCGCATGCGTGCATCGCCGCAACACGCGCACGGCCGGTGTCGCCGCGGTGCAGATCGAGGACGTGGATGTTACCGGACTGACCACCATCGCGCCCGGCAGCAGCCGGACCACCACGAACGCCTCGGGCGCGAACACGGGCGCTGCGGGCGATGCGGTCACCGTCGTCATCAGCGGAACGTCCGACATGACCGGGGCCCGCTTCACGCTGATGGTCGAGCGGATCGGGGCGTAGCCGTGGCCGGATTTGTCGTCTCCGACGGTGGGTTCCTCGCCGGCTTCGTCTATTCCGGCGCGCCGTACGTCTCACCGCCCACCGGCATAATCTCGCGCACCAGCGGTGCCGACTATGCCGGCGTCGCGGGCACGTTCACCTGGACACTCAGCACCATCATGACCGCCTACGCGGCGCTCTCGCGAGGCGGCGTGCAGGAGGGGGCGCGCGTCGCGGTGGGGCCGGGCACGTCCGGCACCGTCGAGCTGACCCCGCAGGACAGCGGCAGCTATACCGTCAGCCTGTGGACGGCGGCGACCGGCGGCACGCTGCTGGACGTGAGCGATAGCTGGGAGGTGGCGGAGCCCGTCATTCCGAACACCGAGTTGGTGATCGGCTCGCAGACGATCGAGGGCACCGGAGCTGGTGCGAACGCCATCACATGGGGCGGCACCGCGTTCGGCGATGAGCTGCTCGGCAGCTATAACGACCTCGCGCTTCGCCGGATCGACACCTCGGCACTGGTCCCGATCCAGTGGCATCCCACCAGCTTCTGGCCGAGCGGTGCGGTCCGGACCATCCGATATGCGGTTCGCTGCCCCTCGCTGGCCGATCTTGCGACGCTGGATTGCGAGTGGGTGCGCGGTATCGCGGGCTCGGTGACCGGCGCCGCGCTCGATCCCGAAACGGAGCTGACCGGCCGCAGCGTGTCAATCACGATCACGCCGGACGAAGGTGACCCGTGGGTGTTCGACCCACTCGCAAACCTGACGTCGGATCGCTGGTTCGACGGTCCGCTACTCTGCTCGACCCGCGTCGAGGCCGATATCCCCTCTGCCTCATTCAGCGGCAGCACGTCCGGTCGCCTGATCGTTGACCTCTACATTGCTCAGGATGGCACGCTCCGCGTCGATCATGTCGTGGCGAACGACAAGGTGGGGCTGGTCGGCGGCGCTCCCGCGACAGTGACCGTCACGGCCGCCTGCGATGGCGTGACCTACTATGACACGACCGGCACAGAGTGGACTTGCGGGCAGTACAAGCACTTCTGGGCATGGACCGAGCGCAAGACAGGCGGAGCCGTTACCCGTCCGATCCTGCGCGCGAGCCTCGATGATCTTGTCGCGGGCGCGGTCACTCTCGACATGCTGAGATACACGACGCTGTATCAGACCCACACCAACAGCATCCTCTCGGCCTACAACAGCACTGCGTGGAACCAACCATACGCCTCGTTCGGAGTGGCTCGTAAGGCGGATATGACGGGAGGTCGCGCAGAGATCGGCGTTGTCCCGCAGCCCCACATCCTATGGCTACGGGGCAATGCACGCGACGCACGCTTTGCTTCTCTGCTTCAGTGTCGCTCTGCATGTGCCCGTCCTGATCGCTTTTGGGATAGCAACATGCATCGGTGGATTAACGCCGAAGATCATCCTCGCTTCTCCCAGCACTACAGCGGCACGATGACGCCCGGTGCATCTCTCAATAGCGCGGACGGATTGCCCAGCGACCAGCGTGATCTACCGGGCGCAGATGGCACCTCTGTCGGCGAGTTCGGTCGTGACGCCGGGGCACATCAGGGGGCATTCTTTGCAATTCCGGCGCTCTTGGAAGCCAACCGCTACCTTTACGACAGCCTTGCATCACAGGCGGCATATGCGGCCGTTGTGGATTGGCGACGCAATAACGGCACAGGTCTCGGCGCGGGCAACTGGCGCGGCCTCACACCTGATGTCGCAACTGGCCGCGTGATGATGCCGGCAATCTTCGATTCACAATCGCGGAGTGTTGGCCATCGGTATCAGGACATCGTTCATGCGGACGTTCTGCTTCCGGCCGATTACGACAATCGGCAGCACTACACCAATCTGGTGCAGGCGTGGGTCAATGGCTTTCACAACGCGCGATCCGCAGTACAGGCACGCCAGGGAGAGTTGTTCGCATACCTCGAACATCCAAATTCCGGCACCGAGATTTCGCCCTGGATGCAGGCGTGGCACACGCACTCGCTGTTGCAATCGGTTGCAGCGAAAATACACAACGCGAACACCATCGAGCTTCTTTCCGACCGTGCCGAGTTCACGGCCAATGCAGCGAACCCGAATATTTCGGCGGCGTGGCGGCAAGGTTTGTGTGGTGCTTACGCTACTGGAGCATCGGGCGGCGTGTATGCCTCGACATGGTCGGAGTACGACGATCTGAATTCAACGCCCATTCCGATCACATGGGACAGCGGACCGTATTATAATGCCGGCGACTACCATCGACAGACGCTCTCCGCCCGCCTTCTCTGCGCGTTGTCAGATGTGATCTCACTCGACGCTCGTATTCGACTGATGGACAGCGTCACGCTATTTCGGTCGGAGTATATCACCAACGCATCCGGCTACCCGGGCATCAAGCCTGACAGCTGGAACAACTCCGACTTCCAGCAGAACTCATGCTGGGCACCGTCCAACTGGTCGTGGGACCTTGACGATGCGCCCGTTATTCCAGAGGGGCAGGAGTTCACCGTCGCGGCCGGAGGAAGCGCTGGTGATGCCGTTGGCCTTATCCGCACCACCGGATGCGCACCGCGCGCGAGCGAACCTGAGGGCACGGACGCCTGGGAGATCGTCTCGCAGAGCCCTGGTGCGAACTTTACGATCACGCGCGGTGGAGGGCTACGGAAGGCCGGCTCTGTTGCGGCTGGCACCTATACGGTCATCGTGAGGGCGCATGTCTATGACGATGCGAGCAACCACTATCAAAGCTCTGCGGTCGATGTGACCGTGGTCGTGGAGTAACGGCATGTCAGTAGCGCGCGGCGACGCAACCAGCATCCTCAGTACATCCGCCCTCACGGGGATATCGTCTGACGACATTGTCCTGATTGCTTGCTGGCTCAAGCGTAACGGCAATCTGGCCAACCCGGAATTCCCCATCGTGTTGGGGCAAGCCAATGCGCTAACGCAGCCGTATCTCGCCCTGCGCGGGCAAACGACCGGCGTCATTTCGCGTCGGATCAATACAAACTCTAGCAATTTTACCCCGGATATGCCGGACACTACGTGGACGCACTATGCCATCCTCTACGGTCCGTTCGACAACGTCGCCAATTCGGCACGCAGGTGGATGAATGGCGTGGAGGGCGGTGTCGGGGCAACTACCGCGCAGAATAACCCCGGCGTTGATCTGGATTGCCTCACGCTGCTGCTCATGGACGGCAACTCAGCTCTCTCGTCCATCGCGGAGATTGCCATCTTCCGCAATCCGGCTGATGCAGCCGCCATTGTCGAGAACCTTCAGACCCACACGGTCGATGCTCAATCGATCGCCCCGGACTACGGCTGGCGGCTCTACGATGATGCCTCCGGTTCGGTCGGGGGCGTCAATCTGACCGCTGGCGGGACAGCTCCGGTGTTCACCACGGCGGATCATCCGTCTCTGATTGATACGTTGGCCCCCTCCGCGCGCCGCCGCCCGCGCGTGACCTGGATCGGGTAGGCGTGCGCCGCCGGCGCGCGTGGCGCGTCGCTCTCGACAATCGACGGAGGACCGTGATGGGGCGCTTGCGCTTCGATCCCACGATCAATGCTGGCGCGGTGATGCAGGCCGTGATGCTCGTGGTCGTCATCGGCGGTGGCGCGCTCGCGGCCTACGACCGCATCCGCGACGCGATGCACAGTGTGCGCGAGGTGCAGGCGCGGTCGGTGGACGAGACGCGGCGCCTATCCGATGCGGTGGCGGCGCTGACGCGCGCGGTGTCGCCGATCCCGCAGTTGGAGTTGCGCATGGACCGCGCGGAGCAGCGTCTGGATGCCAGCGAGAGCCGGGATGCGGCGCAGGACGAGCGCATTGGCATTATCGACCGTTCGCTGGCCGAGACGCGCGGACGGCTCGATCGCTGGACGACGCCGCCGGTACGGAGCATTCCGAGGTGACGCGTGCGGCGCTGCTGGCTCTCCTGCTCGCCGGCTGTGCCGCGCAGCCGGAGCCGCAGGCGCGCTGCACGATCCGTCCGCTGGCCATCACGTCGCGGGATCTGATCACGCCGCGGACGATGGCGAACCTGAAGCACCTCAACAACGAGATCGTGGCGCAGTGCGGGCCGGCACCTAAGCCGCGCTGATCTAGCCGTCGCCGCGCGCTTCTGGCGCCCATCCCTATTCGGAGACCATCGTCATGGCTGACTCCAAGAGCAGCCGGGGATTCCGCAACCGGAATCCCGGCAATATCGACTACGTGCCCGCGAACAACTGGCAGGGACAGATCGGTCTCGGTGATGCGTGGCTGCCTCAAGGGCAGCGCCGATTTGCTGCGTTCTCCTCCCACGAATACGGCATCCGTGCCCTTGCCGCGCTGCTGACGACCTATCAGGACCGGCATGGGCTGCGGACGGTGCGGGGAATCATCAATCGCTGGGCGCCGCCGGGCGAGAACGTCACGTCGGCGTACGTCCAGCACGTCGCCCATCTGACCGGGCGATCTCCCGACGCGCAGCTCGATCTGCACACCTATGCGGACCTGCGCCCGCTGGTCGCGGCGATCATCACGCATGAGCTGGGCGGCAACCCCTACGACGACGCCACGATCGACCGCGGAATGGAGATGGCCGGCGTACCCCGTCCCGTTGAGACGGTCCGCGCTGCGGCCGGAACGGGCACGGGGCAGGGGGCGATCACGGTGGGCGCGGCCGCTGCTGCCGCTGCGACCGCCGCCCCTGCGCTGCAGGCGGTGGCGAGCATGCCGCAATGGGTGGGGGTGGCGCTGGTGTTGGCCGTGGCGGCCGTGGCGGTCGCGGTGGTGCTGACGCGCCGGGCCCAGGCGACGTGAGCGCGCTCGCGGTCGCCGGCGGCGCACTGGTGGGCGCGATGCTGTTCCGGTTGCGCGGCTCCAGCGCGTTCGAGCGATGGACGGGGAGGGGGGCCACGACCGCGCGCATCGTCTGGGCCGCGGGCATGGCTGGCGTGGCCCATCTGGCCGGCGCGACGTGGCAGGAGGCAGCCGCACTCGGTGCGGGCCTGTTCGTCGGCTGCATCCAGCCGTGGTGGCAGAGCCTGTCGCTGGGCGACAACGCGGCGGACGGTGCCACGGTCGGCCAGTATCTCCGTCACGGCCTGCGGGGCCTCTGGTGGACGCTGCCGGCCGCACTGGCGGTTGCTGCCTATGCCTCCGCGATCGGACTGCCCGAATGGCGCCCCGCGGCGATTCTGGCTGCTGCCGGGCTCGCCTGCGTGCCGGCCTATCAGATCGGCAAATGGTCCTGGCCAGGACGCGCGACGGAGGTTGGCGAGGTGCTGTTCGGCGGCGCGATCGGTGCGGCTGTGGTGCTGGCGTCGTGAGCGCGCTGCTGACTGCCTGGCAGTGGCTCTCAGGCAGCCGCGTCGCGCAGTGGATCGCGGCCGGCGTGGCCGCCCTGGGCGCGTTCTGGCTGGCCCTCTACCGGGCCGAGCGACGGGGCGAGGAGCGGCGACGGGCCCGACAGATCGAGGAGGACAGGGATGCGCACCAGCGTGCGGATCAGGCTGGCGCTGACTATCGCAGCGACGGTGGGGCTCGTCAGCGGCTGCGCGACGGAGGGTACTAGGCCGGCGTGCCCGGCTCTGGTGGCCTATCCCGCCGAGATGCAGCGACGCGTCGCTGATGAGATGGACGCCGCGGTGAAGGTCGGCGCGGCGTGGCCGCGTCTGATCGAGGATTACGGCGACCTGCGGGCCCGGTGCAGGGCGATCGCGGCGCGGTGATCAGTTGGGTCGTCTCGGCCTCACGCGCTGTCGGGCTGCTCCTCGCCACGGATCAACATACGCAGCCGTCGCACCGAGCCTGCGGAGATGCCCAAATCGTCCGCCACGGCTGCGGACGGTCGGTTGGCGAGCAGCATCGAGATGACATCGGGAGACCGCCACCATTCGGCCGGCCGCAGGCGCGGGCCGAACAGTGCATGACGCGCGTTGACGATTGCGCCGACCGAGCGACCGTGACGCCGCGCGAACTGCTCGATCGTCAGCTCGGCCAGATCCGCGGCGCGATCCTCCCACCACGCCGCGGCGTCGATCGCGCGGTGATGTCCGAGCAGCCGGCGGATGCGCTTGATCGCGGTGCTGCCGATCGGCAGGGACAAGCCGCCAGGCGCCATGCGGTGACGCTCGAAATGCTCGGCCAGCGGCGTCGTGATGACGACGCGCGGTCCGCCGCTGCCGCGGCCGCGGGGCATGCCGGTCGGCCATCCGAGACAGACGGGCCAGCCGTGCGGGGTATCCCGCTCCTCGCGCACGTCCCAGGTATCGCCCCACACGTCGACGATCTGTCGCAGGACGGTGGCGCGCCGCGCCATGGCTATCTAGGCGTCGCTGCCAGTCGCAGCCGATCGGCCAGCGCATCCAGTGTCAGGGCGCGCTCCTGGGTCAGACGCAGCAGGTCGAGATACACCCCGTCCGGCACATCCTCTGCGCTCGCGGCCCATCGCTGCATGGTGCGCACGGATACGTGCAGGTCGCGGGCCAGGTCGGATTGCCAGCGAGACCCGTAGAGGGCCTCGCCGGTCTCGTGGAGCAGGCGGCTCACCACACGTACTCGCGGGTTACGGCGTCGATGTAGTCGCCCTCGCCCATGTGCAGGCGGGCCAGGAAATCATCGATGTTGCCTTGGTCGAGCAGGGCGACCGCATCGTGGGCGGTGGCGTCGGCCACCTCGATCTCCGGCGCCACGCCGTCCGCCACGGCGGCGGCGAGGCTGTGGTTGCCGTCCAACACAACACGGTAGGTCTCACCACCAACCGCGAATTCGGGGGAGACCAAGACCGCGTAGTCGCGCGCATCGCGCTTGGCGGCGATGATCTCGTCGTCGAGGTAGTGCTGGGCAGTGATCAACTGGCTCATCTGTCTCGGCCTCCTTGCCGATCTGCACTCGGGCTATCCCGATGTGATGACGTAAATCTACGACATGAGGCGCCGACTTGCAAGCGGAAAATTGCGCAGGCGGTGCGATTCCGCCGCGGCTATCCGTCCGACTTGCTGCCCCGCGCCACGATGCGCAGCGTCCCGTCTCGCAACGGGGCCTGCAGCATCCTCGCCTCGGCCCACGGCGCCGTCATCCACATCTCGCGTTCCTCCTCGGTGGTGAGGATCACCGGCATCGCCTTGGGGTGGATCGCGCCGACCTCGGCATTGGGCTCGCACGTCAAGAACGCGTAGAGGTCCGCCTCGACCTCGCCCTCCTTGACCTTCCGCACCGACCGCCATCCGCGGACCTCGATCCCGGCGAAAAACGCCAGCGGCCGGTCCTCTGACAGCGCGAACCACGCCGGCGGTCGTGATCCATCCGGCTGGGGCTCGGGCTCGCTGAACGAGGTGAACGGCACGAGGCAGCGGTGCTCCGGTCCCAGCCAGCGCCGCCAGTGCGGCGACGTGGTGTTGCGCACGTTGGTGACGCCCGGGTCGGTCCGGCGCCCCTTGAGCGCGAACGCCGGCGACGGCATCCCCCATCGGGCCATGGCCAGCTCCCGGCCGTCCGGCCCATTCCGCACGATCGGCGCGGCGTAGTCCGGAAATATCCCCGGCAGCGGCGGCAGATTGCCGGTCCGGTCCGCCATCGCGCGGGCGAGTTGACGGATCGCGGCCTGCGAGGCGGTCAGGCTGTAGAGGTTGCACACGTGTCGGGCGGCTCCAGGTACAGGCCGGCATCGCCGGGGACCTGCTGCATCTGCCCACAGGCTGCTGCGATCGCAGCCTCGCCGGCCGCCCGCGCGACGATGGCCGCATCCCACTCCACGTTGGTCACGCCGTCCAGATCCGGAGGGTCGTACCGGTAGCCCGCCTCGATCCTGCGCTCGGCGAGCATCGCCCACCAGGGCTCCAGATCGGCCGCGCGGAACACGGCCAGGGCAGCCGCCACGCCGCGCGCCAGGTCCGCCTCGCTCGCCCCTGCGGCCCGCATGCGCAGCGTGCTGCGCTCGGCCAGGGCATAGGGATCAGCGCCGTCGCACATCCGCGAGACCATAGGCACGCGCCGCCGCGAATCCAAGCGTTGTTCCCTCTCTGTTCTCGCTCCATGCTGTGGGCATGGTTTCCCATATTCCCCTGTCGGGCTTTGCGGCGGAGTTCGGGATTCGCTGTGCGAAGTGCGGTTGGATCGTCCACGTCCAGCGCGACGATCTGATCGCCCGGTGCGGCGATATCTCGCTCCACCAGCTCGCCCAACGTCTGCGCTGTCGTCGCGAGGGATGTGGCGGCCGCCCGGACAAAATCGAAAACTCCCCTGCGCTGACGGGCTGGCCGGGCGTCGTGGCCGACGTGAAGGCGATGGACGTGTGGCGTGCCAAGCCGTGA